TACAATATTTATATCTTGTAAAGCACTTGGTTTTGCTTGACTTGTTAACTGCCCCCAGACAACATAACCAGGGTTAAATTTAACAATTGGGTTTAGTTGTTTTAAATACATCTGATCTCTTTGACCCAATCTTGGATTAAATCTTAAATCCTTAATTGTATCAATTGTAGCTCTCGTGTAACCGGCAGCAGCAAACCAAAGTTCTGATACAGTATCATTTCTAGGTAGAATATAAGACATATGATATATTGGTGAGAACCATACATCTTGACCAGTGAAAAGATCAAATACTTGATTATATGGTTCATAAAGAGCCACGAAATAAGTATTAAATGTATTGGTATTTTCTCTAGTAGCAATAGATGCACTAAAAGTTGCATTATCACCATTGTCAAGGACACCAATACAATCTCGTCTTGTTTGACAAAGGGTTGAGATTGATGTTTTCACATCGGTAGGATAACCAGCATCAAATACTAAAGTGAAAAATACATTTTCTGTATCTAGTACTCTATCATCTATAATTCCAGCATATCCTTGTGCTAGAAGGGTTACAGCTTCAGCAGTTACAATATCACCAGCTGCATCTAATAATGATCCTTCACTTCCTTTCTTTAGTGGTACCGGTACAGCTGATGCAAATGGTTGAGCCGCAGAGCCATATGATTTTTTAATTCTATAGCTAATATCAGATGCTGCATCAAAGTCCGTAGTATTTCCATTCCATGTTTGGGCTGCTCCAGCAAGAACTCTGCTATCAAATACATTTATTGTATCATCTTCAGATCCTCCAGATGCTCCTAACCAACCCCAAATTTCGATACCTTTAGCATCTTTAGCAATTATAGTATAAGAAGCACTTCCAACCTCTGGAGTTGTTCTCCAATCTGAAAAGTCTTGTTTATTATCAGTAATTGTTGCAGAACCAGCTGTTGTAACCGCAGTAACTACACCAATATCTTTATCATAAACTTTAGAAAATTCATCATAACCACCTGTTAACTCACCAGATGATAATTCCATTTCTGCTCTAAGAACTGATGAATATGTGGCTAGAACATCAACAATCCAGAGTGAGTCTCCAGAATTATCTCTTGCTGTTGGATCAAATGAAATTTGAAATGATTCAATTATTACATCATCTCCATCTGATTGTTTTTCATAGATGTCAAGGACATAAACATCCCATATCATAGGATTTGCATACTCAGTGAGTCTTATACCTAATTTGTTATACCATTGCCCTCTACCAATTGGATATAAGAAGCATAATGGATATGTTGTTAATACCGTAGCTAAATTTGTTTTAATTTCAGCTGCACTATTCAGACTGTCAACATAGGTAATTCCAATTGTTGCAGTCGTATCCGTTGCTGTTAAATCAACATCTATTCTCATATTTGCATATGCAGCATCATCTGGTAAAACTCTTAAAAAATACAGAGCTCCAGATTCTCCTAAATAGTTATATGCTTCATAAGGAGCTTGACCATAATTCTTACCGTAAGTTTGAATATTTGGTTCTCCAAACTCAGAAATAAACTCTGCTCTAGAACCAATAAATTTTACTGTATTATCTTCACCTTTTTCGGTAAGGGCAGTGATGAAACCAATTGTCGAAGGAGCAACTTGAATAAATGTAGACAGATCAATAATCTTAGTGAATACTCCCGGAGATACATTTGCAGACATATCTTTTTCCTCCAATATTAATTCTCTATTTTAAGTTTAATTTTCTTTTCCTTTCTCTCCAGGTCTATAGCAAAAATCCTTTTTTTTAAAAAAAACAAAAATATATCCTTGTGTAATTAGGTATATAAATACCAAACGAAAATAAGTCTTCTATCTGAAGTTTTAACAATTGATGGGAATGTAACACGTGAGAAAATATGAAACGGGTATGAACCCATCCCACCTGGTGATTCAGATGTAAACAATCCTGCTTCACTTAATTGATATCCATTAGCATCATTTACACCAATTGTTATAGTAATTTTTAACACCAACCATGCGTTACTATTTAAAGCATCTTGCTCAAATGCAACTGAATCGAATGGCGCTTTATAGTAACCTTCTTCTGGGTATCCCGCTGCAATCGCATGATAATCAGCGTTTGAAGAATCCGTTGTATTAATCATAGCTCGTGAATTTAAGTCTGTTTCTGTCACTACAGGTGCAACAGGAACAAAAGGGTCTGCTGGATCAACACCTCCATCCCCAAGTCCAAACCAAGCTAATATTTCATCTTTGGAAGAAGGAGCGTCTCCATCAGTATTATTTTGGTCAACTATTCTTTGTGTTAACCATTCTCGCCCAATATATAGAACTAAATTTTGCTTTCCAATTAATTTCTTTTCACCATCTTTCATCCATTCATATATTTCAACATAACCTTCTGGTTTTCCATTACTTGCTTGTTTAGAATTAATGGAGTCACCAAGACAGTTATCCCCATAAAAATCCTTTATTTCAAGTTCTACTGTTTTTACCTTTTCATCCATAGCATAATTTTCCTTATATTAGTTGATGAACTTCCTTTACATTTTGTTCTAATTAATCTACAGGTTTGGAACTTATTAGTATATATATTAATATCTAAATAAAACAAAGGAGGTATTACAATGTTTAGTTTAAATGTTAAAAGAGATACTGACACAAATTTTGAACCAATATTCGATCATGATGAGTCATTAATGGAGGTAATGAAAAAAGCGGAAGAAAGTTGCTTTAATGTATTTATCATCTTCGACACAGAAGGAGATGCAGTTTTAAGAGGCTTAAGATTTAGCCGAGATTCCAAAATACATTGGAGAATAGAAACTCAAGATAATAAGAATTGCCTATGTCCATTTTGAAATGAGAGAGTCGGACTCATCATCCGGCTCTCAATCCAACTACTCTAAGAAAGTTCCACACTCAGGACAAAACTTGAATGAAGAGTTAGAAGATTTCCCACAACTATTACAAACTAATTTTTTTTGCGTAGTTATTGGCTCCTTAATATCATTTCCAGTTTCAGTCAATCCCTTTAATTGAATAATTATTACTTCAGATTGTTCAAGTTGCCCAATAGATGAATATATAAATTCTTGGTTACATTCTGAACCCTTAACAGTAATACCTTCTTCAACTTTAGGAGCTGTTACTGATTCAACACCAAGACTTCTTACATTTGGATCATTAGTTGAAATTGGACCACAAGCAAAAGCTACTGTTCCTGTATACTGATTTCCGGAGTCTGGAGCAGCAGTTTTTGAACCTTCAGGTGTATTTTTAGAGCCATCTGAAAAACAATCCACAGTAACCCAACCAGGATCATATGTTGTATATGTCCATGGTTGTGATGGCCAGTGATGATGAACTTCTTTAATAACTTTCTCTATTTTTGGTTCAGGTTTGGATTTCTCAAATGCAAACTCAACTCTGATTAGACCATCATCTGCTTTATCTCCCCTATGGTCTTGAATTTCTTTGGTTTTATGAATAAATCTAAAACGATTTCTGGCGATGGTTCCTTGAAGAAACCCCTCAAGTTCCGTTGATTCATTTGCTTCTAATATCAACGAATGATAATTAAGAACATCATCACCGTCGATGGATACTTTAACTGATGCTTTTTTTGAGCTAAGATTTTTGAGAAGAAGCGTATACTCTGAACCAAATGGTAGGTAAACTTGACCATCTCTTACTCTAAGAATTTTTCCATTTACTTTTACTTCGGTAACGAACAAATTGTGATATGTCATGATTTTATCCTCCTTATACAGGGTAATGACTAAACCCTCAGATTTTGCTTAAAGTCATTTTGGCGATAATCATGCTCTTATATATATGTTCTAAAAAATAAACAAATTGCTTCAATATATAACTTTCAACTATATATATTAATTACTAAGGAATAAGTTATTATTCCAAAACTTAAACTTAGGAGGAGTTAAATATGAAAAGATTTATGAGCAGTTTGGTAGTATTGACAATCGTGTTTGTATTTTCTGGCGGGGCAATGGCTGGATTTTTCGATGATCCATGCAAAGACGTGGAGAATCCAATCGGTTTTTGTAACCCGGATCGAGAGTATGACTACAATACTGGGAATGCTCCAGACCAGAAAACCGGCACCCCTCTTGGAAAGCAGTATTTATTCGCCATCCACAACACCAATGAAGGCGGCGATTTTGGCGGTGGTTCATCCAGCGGTTCAGGCGGTTCCAGTGCAGAAGGTTCAGCCGGTCCAAGTGCAGGTGGTGGTCCCAGCGGTGGTCCCGATGGTGGTAGTGGAACTGGTGGCCCAGGTGGTCCCAGCGGCGCCAGTAGCAGCTCCAGTAGTGGTAGCTCCGGTGGCGGTCCTGGTAATGGTAATGGAAACTCCGGTAACTCTGGAAATGGCGGAGGTAACACCGGAGGCTCCGGTCCAGGTTCTGGTAATGGCGGTAGCAACAATGGCCAAGGCGGCGGCGCGGGTAACGGCGGTGGTGGAAA